GTTGCAGATTGAACCTGCGAAAAAAGTAGAAGGAAAATCAACTATATCAGTAACAATTAAATAAATAAATCAAAATGGCAATTTTAGCAGAAAACAATGGCGGTGGAAATTTCGAAAGAGAATTGATCCCTGCAGGACTTCAAGTGGCACGATGCTACTCAATGATTGAAATCGGTTCAGTCGCTGAGACTTGGGAAGGTCAGAGCAAAGTGAGCAAGAAAGTTCGCTTGACATTTGAACTACCAAACGAACTCAGAACATTCAAGCCTGAGAACGGTGAGCAGCCTATGTCTATCAGCAAGACATTCACTTTATCAATGCACGAGAAGGCAGGACTTCGCAAGTTTTTGGAGAACTGGAGAGGAAAGACCTTTACAGAAGATGAAGCGAAGCGATTCGATGTGTCGAATCTTTTGGGTGCGGCAGGAATGATTACTGTCACTCACACAGTAAAGGAAGGCAAGACCTATTCGAACATTGCAGCGATTGCACCGGTGATGAAAGGAATGACTTGTCCCGATCAATTTAACTCAAGTAAGATATTGTCTTACGATGACTTCAACTTTGAATTGTTCAATGAACTGCCGAAGTTCTTGCAAGACCAAATGGCTGCTACTCCAGAGTATGGAAAGATTCAGGCAGAGTTAGCCGCGAAGTCAAGAACAGTTCAACCGATTAAACCACAAGAAGACCCCCGACCTAATGACACAGAAGACTACTCAGATTTGCCTTTCTGATTTTAGGGTGTTTGTGAAGCAAAACTTTAAGAGCGTGTCGAACTTCGGCACGTTTCTTAAGGTCTGCCGAAACACCGCCACGCATTACGCGAATCAACCCCAACAGATGTCAGCACTTCAGATAATGAAAGTCGCTGCGCATACTGGCACTAACATTAACGACTTAATACAACTAATACAAAATGAGTATAGACATAAACACACTTCTACCGATGGTGAAGGATGCGAATAAGCAGGAGTTCATTGAGTTAATAATCGCTCAGAACAAGTCGCGCGACCACTCGACGGTTGACGATGTCGAACTATCCAAGTTCATCTCCGCGATCTGCGAATGGTCACAGTGTTATCATTCAATAGGAATGAAAGAAATTCAAAGTAAAAGTAGATTGCAGGACATCGTGTACATCCGTCACATTGCCCTTTACTGTATTCAAATGGAATTCAGTCAGCGAATGACATTGACAAGATTAGCCGCGATATTTAACCGTCACCACGCATCGGTTATCCACGCGAATAAACGATGTTCAAGCACGATTGGATATGATAAGAAACTTAATCAAATGTTAATTAGTTTGAATGAGTATTTGAATCTGAGGGGCTTCACTACTTTAGCCAAGATTTCACAAACACTGCAACAACCTAAATAATTTCACGAACAATGAAACAACACACACTGGCAGTACAATGCTGCATCAAAGAAATTCTTGACCGAAAGGAAATCGGAAAGCTTCATCCGTCTGCTGAACTTATTACTGAGGTCTGTGAAAAGTATGGACTAAGTGAAGATTACATTATAAAGATTGCAGAATTTCCAAAACGATAAAAATAAAAACACAATGAGACAAAAATTAACTAAGGACAAAGAAGTGCTGCGTAAACGATTAATGCACTTAATCAAGACGCTCAATTCAAGAAATTATACATCACTTAATGAAGCTTTAGGGGATGTCAAGATTGGTCATTGGTTGACTAAAATACTAGTTCAATCAGGCGTTGTTTACAAAGATTCACAAGGGTACTATCGCGGCATTGTTAGGCTGCACGATAGCAGAGTAGATAAGTGTGTTGAGCTAATTAAGGAGCATTACAAGGATGTTAAAGCATCAGGAAACAAACCAACAGATAAACAAATACCTATTGTTTTTTCAGAGCCAAAGATTCGAGTATCAAACGTAAAATTTTGCAATCCAAAGCCAAAGATTGGTTTGTTGAAACGATTTAAAATTTTATTTACTGGAGAACTCTGAAGGAATAAAACATCAACAACAATAAAAACACAACACAATGACGGCAAAAGACTTCTTTTACAAAAACGCAAAGGCAACCTATCAAGATTGCATCTCTCCAGACGAGTGCATCAAACTAATGACTGAATATCACAAGCACATCGTTGGTGAGTTCGTTGCTCCTTCAATGGAAGATGTGGTTTCATTCTTTCAGTCAAAGACGGGCGGTAGTCAATCGGATGGCATTACATTCGCATCCAAGTTTATCGCTCACTACGAGTTGAAGGATTGGAAGTATGGCAATAAGAAACTTAAAGACTGGAGACGAGCAGCGGTAGCCGCTTGGGATATGTCTAAATTTGTAACCACTAAAACAATTAACAATGGATCATTTGGAAAAGGCACATCAGAGCAAGGGCTTCAGTCACTGCTTGACCAATTTAAGTAAGGTCGCAAACGTAGATTTTAGAAAGATAATCGCAGCCAAAGAAGCACCGCTAATCGCATTGATTAGTGGTAAGGACTTCACGGTCGAATACTACGCTCAGCTTGTCTTTCACGGAATCGCGCAGCCCGATAGAATCGAGCCAATACAACAGTTGCACTCGTTTGTTTCAGATAACTTCGCTTGGTGTACAACGGTTGATTTCAAGTTAGCATTTGAGTTTAACGCAGCGAGTAAGTTGGCGAACAAACACACATCATTCAAATCATTTGATGCTACCTATGTCGGTAGTGTGTTGAGTGAATACTACCAGCTTCGAATGGACGCGATGAAAAAATGGAATGAGGTAAACGTGAACTACATTGAACCTGCTCGACAATTAGAATCAGCTAATGAGTCATTGAATTGGTTTAATGATTCGTTAAATAAAGACATTGAGAACGCGAAGCTAGGTAACTTTATGGCAGCGGAGTTGATGGGCTTTGTGATGCTAGAGAACTTGTACAAAAGTGGTCTAGTGACTGATGACTATTGGACGGATGACGAGTGGATAGGATTCAAGCAGAGAGCGAAACGACTTGTTCACGATCAACAAGAGATAGGCAAGACAAAGCTTCAACGGATTCAAGCCAACCCACGACTAAAGGAGCAGTACACGAACAGTATTGCTAGAGAAATGAAAGTGATTATGTACCTGAATTATTTAACAAAAAACAAATAGAAATGACTATACTAGAAAGATGCCAACTGGCAAAAGAAAAAGGTTTCTCTTATTGTCCAGTAAGCGGGAAAATTAAAGGTGTGCTTGGTAAAGTGCTTACAAGAAAAGACAAGAAAGGTTATAGTTCTATTGCATTAATGATTGAAGGCAAAAACTATTCTATACGTGGTCATCGATTAGCTTGGTTTCTTCACTATGGAACTTTGCCAATTAATCAAGTAGACCATATAGATGGAGACAGAAGTAATAACAAAATTGATAATTTAAGAGATGTGACCAGTCAACAGAATCATTTTAATAATACAAAGGCAATAGGCTACCGAACGCAAAGAACAACGGGTACTTTTACAGCTTATATAGCATTGAATAGAAAACAGATAAATCTTGGGACGTATAAAACAAAAGAAGAAGCACGAAACGCCTATCTAAAAGCCAAAGAAACTTACCACATTATAGCTTAATTTTACCACTATGTACACACCCCAATACACTACTCGCCAAGATGAAGCATTGACTTTGTTATCACCTAAGAACCTGATAACGGAAACAGTCTTATATGGCGGTAGTGCAGGTGGTGGTAAGACATTTCTAGGGTGTTCTTGGCAGATTAATAGACGGTTAAAATATGCAAACACTCGCGGCTTAATCGGTCGTGCAGAATTAAAGCGACTTAGACAGTCAACGATGGCTACCTTTTGGACGATTGCTAACCAGATGGGACTTCGTTCTGGTACTCACTACACCTACAACGGTCAAGACCACGTCATCAAGTTCTACAACGGTTCACAAATCATCTTGATGGACTTAGGCTTTATGCCGTCAGACCCTGAGTTTAGCCGTCTTGGCTCGATTGAGATTACAGACTATTTTGTGGATGAAGTAGCTGAAGTTTCTCAACGGGCAATCGATATTCTAGATTCTCGTGTGCGTTATAACTTAATCAATGGTGTTCCGAAAGGATTACTTTCCTGCAACCCAACAAAAGGTTGGCTATACGCTGACTACTTTGATGCTGCGAGAAATGGCACACTCCGAGAAGACAGAGCATTCATTAAAGCATTGCCGACAGACAATCCGAATCTCGAACCTGCCTACCTTGAGAAGTTGTCACGACTTCCAGAGATAGACCGTAAAAGACTTTTAGATGGCGATTGGGACTACGACGAAAGCAATGACCGTCTATACTATTATGATGACTTATTGCGCTGCTTTAGAAACGAATTGATAGGCACTACCGCTTACATTACTGCCGACATCGCAGCACTTGGAAACGATAAAACAATCATTGGTCTGTGGTCGGGAATGTCATTGGTAGATGTGTTTATGATGGAGCATAAGTATCCAAACGAGGTCGCTGAATTTATCCGTAATTTAGCCAAAGAAAGAAACGTGAAGTTGTCGAATATTGTTGTGGATGCTGACGGATTGGGAATCGGAGTAGTTGGGATATTAAAGTGTCAATCATTCAACAACGGTGGTCGTGCGATAGATAGTGAGACCTATATGAACTTAAAGGCTGAGTGCTACTTTAAAATGGGCGAGTACATCAATGCAAACAAGTTGACGATAGCCGCTGATAAATATAAGACTGAGATTATAAAGCATTTGGAAGTTGTGAGAATTGCGCATATTGATCGGGAAAGAAAGAAGGCCGTTACCAGTAAGGAAGAAATTAAAAAGAAACACGGCTTCTCTCCCGATTTTGCAGATATGATGATGATGAGAATGTACTTTGAACTATATCCGAACTATGGCAGGTATGCTATACGATAATTAAACAAATAAACAAAATGATTTTAGACAAAAGTATCACGGGAATCC